CGATTCGTAGGAGAGTAGCCATAAGGTTATCCCGCAAACTTTAAGGGATAACTAAAATGGCTAATTTAGAAGAGGCAATAGTATCTACCCTCTTTGATCAATCAGAAGAAATTGCTGATGTTGTGCTCCATCACAACCCAGTAACTTCTGTATTGGATGAGAAGGGTAGAATCAAGAAGATTGGCGGCGGCTATGAGCTGCGTAAGTTAGTAATGTACAACGATGCAGCAGTAGGTGGATTCTATCAGGGGTACCAGTCTTTTGACTTGTCCTCGATTGATGACCTTACAGCTTTCCGTTTTCAGATCAAGCAGTGCTATGAGCCTGTTGCTATGAACGGACGTGAGCGTCGTGCAAATCGTGATGAGGCAGCTCTCCTTGACTTGGCTGAGGCTAAGATGGAAGCAGCTATCGAGCGATTGAAGAACACAGTATCCACCTCCCTTCGTGGCGATGGAACTGGTGCTGGTGGACTAGAGTTTGACGGTGTTAAGAAAGCCGTTTCAACCTCGCCGTCTTCTGGTACTTACGGTGGAATTGATCGTGGATCTAACCTTTGGGCTAGAAACTACGCTACAAACGTAACGCTTTCAGCTGCAAACGTACAGGAGAACATTACCGATGTTATTAGCCGCCTAACTCGTGGCTCTGAGGCACCGGATCTTGGTCTAATGGATCGTACTGCGTGGAAGTTTCTCCATAGCTCGCTTACGGCTATTCAGCGTATTCAGCTTCCTACAAAGAAGGCTGTAGCTGGTTTCCGTACTCTTAGCTATGACGGATGCGATTTCGTATTCGACGGTGGATTTGGATCGTCAGTTCTTGAAACAAACTCATGTCGTTTGCTCAATACTAAGTATTGGACATTCGATATGGTTCGAGGCGCTGACTTTAAGCCGCTAACACCAACTATGGACCGTCCGATTGATCAGGATGCTTTCTTCACCGTAATTATCGTTGAAGGAAACCTCTGCTGTTCAGCTCCGGCTCTCCAGGGTGTAATTTACGCTTAATAGGAGGGAAGGAATATGTCACAAGTAGGATCGTTTGGTGTTAATTATAAGAAGACTTTCACAGCAGATACTCTTCCGTTGCCAGTACCGGTAACGACTGTAGGATCGCTTGTAGAAGGCGACTTTGTATTTGTTCAGGCTGATGGAGCTATTGACCAGTACGCTTTCGTGAAAATCGAGGCTGATGGTCAGGCTGCTATGTTGCAGACGACAAATGCTGGATCCAATGCACTCATGGTTGGAGTAGCTCAGGTAGCTGCTCTTGATAATGAGTATCTTTGGGTCTGGATCGGCGGCCCTATGGGCGGCGGTGTAGGTAAGGGTATTCGTGGAAAGGTAGCTGCAAGTTATGTTGCTAAAGCTAACTTGAATACAACTTCGTCAGGAACTCCTGGCGTAGCTGACGATGCTTCTACTACACTGATCAAGGGTGGTGTTGGACTTGCTTCAACAACTCCTGCGGCTGCTGTAGAGCTTGGCTCAGTAGATCACCTACGAGTCAACTAACCTAAATGGGGGGTAGCAATACCCCCCTTTTTGTGAGGATTTATGCCATTAGTAACTGATTTAATTGGTTTGGGGATGCCTCCAGAACATGCAGCGGTTATCAGCTCAGAGACAATTTCAAGTGCGCCAGCTCGTTCAGCGAGTGGAACACTAACAGCAACAGGAAGTGCTATAGGCGACGCCTTAGCTCTTGCTGCTTTTGTCAATGTTGTTGGTACTACTGCGGCAAGTACAGGAGTTAAACTTCCCGATGCGCCGATTGGATCGATTGTATTTGTACAGAACAACGGAGCTAACGCTCTTAACTTGTTTCCTGTAGATGCAACCGGAACAATTAACGGCGGTACTGCTGGAGCTGCTGTAACAATAGCGGCTGCGGCTGGTAACATAGCTGTAAGACAAACTAGCACTAACTGGCTAGTATTTGTCCTAGCTAAGGAAGCGTAATTGTAAGGGGGAAGCAATTCCCCCGAATTTATTAGGTGATTTATGACATGCTTTGCAGGCAATACAACAACCGCAACTCCTACTATTGCTACAGCTACTAGCGTTACTATTCTAGCCGCTAATGGCGCTCGTAATTTTTTACTTATTCAAAACAACTCTGCTGCTGATGTAGCTATTGGATTAGAAGGGCAAGTTCTTACTGGAATAACTCCAACTTCTACCAATAAATGCTTTGTACTTAAAAGCACAGCAGGACTAAATATAATCCGTTTTGAGGCTGGTTTTGTTCCGGCTGGAGCTATAACAGCTTATCAAACAAGTGGCAGCCCTATTAACACAGTGACGGTTATTGAAGGATAGTGCTATAAATAAGTAGGCGCTAATGCCTATTTATGGAGATTAGACAATGGCACAAGTAGACTGGGGGAGCATAATGTCAGGCCAGCAGCAGCAGAAAAAGCGCTATGCTGGAATGAACGTACAGTTTTTCTATGCTTATAACGAGAACGAAGAGAAGTCGTTAAAGGAAGGCCGTCCTATATTTGACGAGATTCCGTCTATCAGCATTCAAGTCCCAGGTGGCGATACTACCGTAAGGCGTATTGAGCCACAGGATATTCAAGAGTACCCAGAAAAATACCAGGCTTTTAAAGCTGGTTCTGAGCCTGTAACTGAGGGCACTCCACTTGCTGAGTGGCCAATGATGACTGGCTCCGCTATGCGCGAGTTTCAGTACCTTGGCTTTAAGACTGTAGAGCAAGTAGCTAATGCAACCGAAGAGGCCAAACGCAAACTAGGAACGCTATCCAAGTTTGTAAAAATGGCTAAGGAATGGTTGGCCGCTGCTAATTCTGACCAGAACGATGTAGCTAAGCTTAAAGTTCAACTAGAACAGTACCAGACAAAGTACGCCAAATTAGAAGAGAAGTTAGAGATTTTAATGCAGCGTATTGAAGCTAATGAGGGCACAGATTTGCGTGATGAGCGTGTTTCTGACCCGTTAGATGATGAGCCTGTTAGCACACCTAGACTAAGAGGTAGACCAAAAAGAGTATGAGCATAGCTACGGTTATACAGAATGTCGCTAATGAAGCTGGCTACACCGTAGAGTCTAATATTTTTACCTCTACAGAAACTACGACTAAGCAGCTTTTAGCGATAGCTCAACGTATTAATCGTGACATTTTTGAGGCGTATCCCTGGCCCAAGTGCTACGCCGCTGGCTCAATAACGCTGGTAAGTGGGCAATCAAGTTACGCCTTACCAGCGGCTTTTTCTAATTATCAATACGAAACCTTCTGGAATCAAAGCACTAGGTGGCGCGTTCTTGGCCCTATATCAGAGCAGGATTATGCTCAGATTCAAGGCTATGGACTTATGCCTACTATTTACCAACGCTTTCAGATTAGAGGGTTGAGTAATAATGAACTATTCATTAGTCCTACTCCTGGCAGCTCTGGCAATATTCTTATTTTTGAGTATATCGCCGACCGCTCAGTAGTGCCTAAAACATGGACAACCTCAACCGCATTTGCAGCTAACACCTACTGTATTTACAACGGCAATTATTATGTAACTACTGCCGGTGGCACTACAGGGGCTACAGCGCCAACGCATACAAGCGGAAGCGTGTCGGATGGTGGTGTGACATGGACTTATTACAACGGTCCGTACAGCGAGTTTAGAGCCGATACAGACACAAGTATTTTTCAAGAGAAGTTACTTGAGCAAGGCATTTTAGAGCGCTTTGCTCAGATACATGGGTTGGATGGTATTAAGCCTCAGTTTGAAGCTCAACTGCATGATGAATATGGGCGCACTAAAGGCGGCAAGGTGGTTTATGCTGGTGGATTTAGCAGGCCAACTCAGTTTGCGAGAAGCGGAATAGCAGCATTTGGAGCGTGGATATAATGGCAATTAATGAACAAGCATTTAATCCTCAAGCCCCAGCTTTTGCTAGAAGTTCTCCTAGAGCATATTATGCTTGGCTTACTAGCAATGGATTCCCTCATCGTGTTGCTTACGATCAAACTACAGCAATATTTGGGCCGCCCAAAACTCCAGAGCAACAGCAGGCAGAAGCAGCAAAGCAAAAGCAAAATGCGGGACTAGCTCAAGCTGGTGGAGCAATTGGAGGAGCTTTAATAACCAATGAAGCAATAAGAGGATTCCCTAACGTAAGAGGGGCATTTGATAGCACTACGCAACCAACTAGTCCCTCTGCCGAAAGCGGAAATTTGGCTATATCAAGGCCGGTCCCTCCGCCAACCACTACAATAGATGGTTCTGGCACTAGCGTTGATTTGGGTGGAGCAAATGCAACGCCTAAAGTTATTAGCACAGAAGGCGGAATGTCTACTGTTGAAACTCCCGCAGGAACACAGCAGGTTCCTACGGAATCACTTAACGACTCTGGATTTTGGAGCAATGTAAATTGGGGGCAAGTAGCTCAGGGTGGACTAGCTCTTGCTCAAATGTATAGCGCTTATCAGGCATATAAATCAGGAGATAAAACCGGAGCAGCTGTTCAAGGATTGGCTGGAGCCGGAAACCTTGCGGCAGCTACAGGAGCAGTTGCAACAGGCACAGCCGCCGGAACAACAGGAGCATATGTTATTCCAGGCTTAAATATTGTTGCTGGCGCTTATGGCGGGTATCAAACTGCTGAAGCTATGAGCGATATGGCGGCTGGCAATCAACGTAACAGAGCCGGAGTTGTGGGGGGGGCAACGTCTGGCGCTGCTATAGGCGCAGGAGTGGGAAGTATTGTTCCTGGCGTTGGAACTGCAATAGGGGCAGGAGTTGGCGCTGTAGTTGGTGCAATAGCTGGCGCTGCTGGATCTTATTTTGGGTCGAGCAAGGGGAAAGGGCAAATGCAACGTGATGCGGTGCGTGGCGTTTTGCAAAAACAGGGCATTCTTGACGAGAATTATCAAGGCACGCTAGCTGACGGAACTAAAACAGATTTTGGCCAAGATGGCAGCAAAATAAACACTAAGTTTATGAATAAATTGGCATTTGAAAATCCAACAACTTTTAATCAAACTCAAGAGTTGGGAGATGCTTTAACTGCTGCTTATGGATTTGTTGGCGATAAAGCTCGTTCGCTAGGAAGGCTTTATGTTAAAGGGGCTCTTTCTAATGCTAAAGATAATCCACAGGTTGCTATTGCTAATATGCAGCATTTTGCCAAACAACAAGGCATTACATACGATTTGATTAAAGGCAAATTGGATGAGGCATTAAAAGACAGTCGAATTAATCAAGGAGAATACGGCAGGCTATTAGGCTCCGCACAAACACTTGCAATGGGAGCCGCTTCAGATTCTACGCCAATAGTGCCTAGACCAGAAAAAGGGCAAGTAGCAAGACAATCGGCAGGGCTTTATCGTAACGATCAAGGCAAGTTAGTTCAAGCAACATCTATGCGAAGTGCATTAAAAAAATCATATAGCAAAACTAAAGAAAACAAGGAGAAGAAATAATGGCTAGGCGTGGCGCAACAACAAGAGATCCGCAAGTTCGACGATTACCTTTACCTCGTAAGGGTGGCGCACAGCAGATTGTTGGCGATACTAATATTAAGCAAGGCGGTGGCAAATCAGAAGAAGAGATACTTCGTGCTGCTGGTCGTGCTGCCAATCGCGCTCCTGTAGAGCGATTATCTCCTGGCGTATATCGGAGTGCTGGGGGCGGTCTTGTAACGCAAGGTGGACAGCCGATTAGACGCCAGCCAAATCAGAACATGGCAGGACAGGTTGCTGGTGATATGCAGCAAAACCCTTGGCAGGGCGCAATTGATAATATGGCTGGCCAAGTGTCTGGAAATTACATGCAGCAGAATCCGTATGGCGATTTGATGTATCGATCCCCGCCTGGGATTAACATGCAGGATGAGATGCGCCGAATTGCTGAAGGTGCTGGCAATGTAGCGCAACAGCCTAACAATCAAATACAACAAGGCATTTATTATGCTCCTGGATTTGGGCCAAACGCTCAACGTGCCCCACAAATGCCGCAAATGCCACAAGCATCAGCGAATCAAGGTGGTCAGTATCGCCTAAGTCCAGGCGTATACGGCACTCGTGAGCAAGCTATGCAGCAGTACAATCAGCAACTACAACAAATGCAGCAGCAGGGTTTCCAAAACGCAATGTCACAAGTACGCAGGGGGTAAGTAGTGGCCTTTCAGGGATTCACAATGTCACCGCCTTATGGCGGGTTGGACGCGCTAAGTCCAATAGATAATATGGATCCATCTTTTGCGTTGGAATTGGTAAACGTGTTTCCTGGAGCAGGAGCGCCGTCTGTAAGGTTAGGATATACTCAGTACAATACAAGCGGCACTACTATCCCAGCTACGCCTATTAATTTTATACGAGAGTTGCCGCTAGCGGATGGAACTAAGCATCTTATTGCTGCTACTGATACTAACCTTTATAAGATATTATCAGGCGGCGCTGTATCAACGGTAACTAACGCTACTCCTCATACTGATGGCAAATTCAACTCTGAGATATTCGCCAACAATCTTTACCTTTGCAACGGAATAAATACGCCACAGGTTTATACAGGGACAGGGAATGCAGCAAATGTTACTTTTACTTGCTCTGCTGGATTAAGCAATTTAATAACCTGCTCCGCTTGGAAACGTAGGTTGTACTTTGTTCAAAAGAACTCAATGTCAGTTTGGGTACATGCTTCTGTTGATGTACCTGGCACTGGCGGTTCCCCTAAGTTAGACGAGATTCTTGATATTAAATACGTAATGACTAAGG